GAATCTTTTTTCTTTTTCTCAGGCATCTTCTGCTGCTTCTTGCGCGTCTTGTCGACTAAATGGACTAGCTGTAAATACCGTTCGTAAACTTTCCGGCCCTAGAGTTTGTAACCGGCCTAAACCACCGACCATCATCCCTGAACCACCTAATAACGAACCTAAACCACCGCCCATCATCTGAGCACCCGCACCTAAATGCCGAGATAACTGCCCCTGATTTGCAGCAATCATCTGCGTACCACGACTAAGCTCGTCTAAATCACCCTGAAGCTGCTCTAACCGCTCACGGTTATTCGTCGGGCCTTGCGGCTCCGTAACGGCCATAGCTTCTGAATCATCCCCCGCTGCTGCTTCTGCCTGTGCTTGCATATCTCCAGCCGTAGGCATCGGCCCGTATTGCGCCCTCATCTGATCGCGCATTTGTAACATCATCATCATCTGCGGATTCATAAACATCCCGCGACCCATCGTCGAACCATAAGGAGACTGACCGTACATAACGTATCCTCATCAAAGATAGCCGAATCGTAACTCCCTAATCACTACTCTCGCTACCCCTAAAAAATTTTCGCGAAAAATTTTGACCCATCGAAAAATATAAATGTGCGAAATTTTTGAATAGGGAACCTAAAGCAAAAGTATCTCGGAAAAAGAGGCGGGAACTAGGTAGTGGTGGGTGGGCGGGTGCCTTGCGGCATTTTTGGGGGTATGGGGGGTCTCTCAGACGGATCCGCTAAGTCGCGCCCCTAAACCGAACCGTTAGCGCGGAAAGGTTATAAGCAAGCGTGGCTATATAGCAAATTAGTAGGTCGTTTTCGCTTTACTTTAGCAGGCGTATAGGCGAGGATACGTCTGTGGTCGGGCGGTAGCGTGGCCACATACACTTAGAAAGTAGAAAGGAAAACACTATGGCTAACTCAGCTACAAAGCAAGCAGCAGCTCCAATGGAGCTTCCCACTATGGTCGGCACTGGTAAGTCCACCAGCGGATCAGTAATGTTCGACAGCGTTCCGTCTGGCGTGCGACTCCCCAAGCAGATGATCAAGATCATCACCGCGTATTACGCGCTGGCCGGAGACGCGCACCGAATGGTCGCGATTCAAGATATCGTCGACGCGCTATCCGACTGGGGATACCAGCAGGACGCGGCGGTCGTCATGACTCACTACAAAATGCAGATCGAAGGTCGCAAAGAGTGGAAAGGTCAGACCGGTATCGTCAAACTAGGATCCTTCGAATAGAAGGATCCCTACCCACGAAGGGAGCCACTCGGCTCCCTTTTTTATGACCAACGCTTTCGGTCAATCGCTCAATCCGTCTTTCGCTCGCCGTCAATGAATCGTGGTGGGTGGGTGGGTGCGCTCGCGCTCCGTCAATCTTTTTATAGTCGATCGATCGATCGATCGATCCGTCGATCGATCAAACGTGGTGGGTGGGTGGGTCAATCGCTCCCTCGCTCAATTAATACAGTCGATCGATCCGTCGATCCGTCTGTCGATCCGAGCCGATTCGTAATCTCTCCCTCGATCGTTTGCGGTACGCGCTTCGTGATCAGTGCTCCGAGTCGATCGATCAGCTGATCTTTGGAGAGCATGTCGATCTTCGCGGTCAGTACCTCGCGTCGATCGATGTAAAGCCCTCCGACCTTCCCTCGGTGTATCTCTGCCGTGATCGCTGCGTTAATCTGCCCCGACTCCCGTGCCTCCTCACGCAAGTCGTGGAGGGCGGAGAGGTGGCCCTCCATGGAAACCCTATCCCTCTCTGCCTCCTTGATTTCCTGGTCTATAAGGTAATTTCGCAAAAGTGGGTTGTGGTTGAGTAAGACGCTGCCTTGTCGTTTAGCTGCGGCTCGATTCTTCGTATAGCCTGCTTTTACCGCTGCTTCGGTAGCGTTTTGGCCTTTCAGATACTCTCGAGCGAACTTCTTTTGTTTCGGATTTAGCGGTTGCCATCTCTTACCATCGGCGTCGATGTACCCGTTTCCGTCATCAGCAGGTGTCAGGGGAGTGTACTGTAGTTCTTTCATGCAGTGTTTCCGAGGGTCGTAAGCGTGTAGAACTATATCTTAGAAAATAAAATAATTTATAAAAAGTAAAAATTTCCCTCATGGCCTCTCACCACTATTCACTGTTCTCGTTTCAATAACCTATACGATTTCTATTACTTTCTCGTCACACTCATCACGGCCCCCATCCCTTGTATCTAGAGGCTTCTTTCACTTTTCTATTACTTCTATTACTTTATTAGTCGTTTTAGTTGAAAAAAATAAAAAAAGTTTTTTTTCTAAATAGACAATATACGCAATATCTCGGGTCGTTCTAATAGGCACAAAAAAGCCCGCTCGAGGCGGGCTTAATCAAATCGAGGCTTTGTTAAAAACGAATCAGCCCGTCAATGTTTATTCGGTCTGCATCGCGCACTGGGTTCCACAATTCACTGCGGGTTTCTTTTTCTTGGCGTAGTCGATGGCGAAGAACCATGCACTGTCCTGCTTGCTTTTCTCGGAAAACGCGCATTTTGTTATTACTAGTTCTTTCTGCTGAAAGATCAAAGCCATCTTCAGCAAACCGTGCCAGTTTGGTCATCACTTCAACTTGCTCGTCGGTCAGGTTACTCAAGTCCATCTCGGCGATTGTATTTCTTGGTTCCATACCTTTCTCCTTTCTATCGTTTAGTAATCCGGCGCGGCGTATACCGCGCGTATATATAAGGTACTTACGAGTACCCCGATAGTAAAGCACTAAACGACTAGGTTTTCAATCGTACCGTCGCTATCGTGGTGGTAGCGGTCAACGAGTCGGGCATATTCTTTAATCTGATGGCGTAGCACTTGTTTATCAAACGCGCTAGTGTTTTCATCAAGATCCGCGTAATCCGCTTTGATATCCCAAGCCATATTCGCAAGGGCTTTGCTTCGCGCTACGTCGAGCGGCGTTTCGTTAGTTTCGTTTCTCATTAGTCCTCCAAATTAACTAAAAATACAGGGTGGTCATCGTCAAGTCGATCACCGATACTCGGAGCACTCCAAGCGTTACTACAAAATCGTGCAGGTACTAGCTCGTTGTTATCTTGACGAATAGTTATTTCAGTATCGAGTTGCTCTTCAGTGAGAGTCGACAGCCGCCATTTAAGTTGTCGGTATGTCATATCAAAACCACCCCGTCGAGGCTGTATCGGTCTTAACGAGCTTGCCGTTTTTGCCGATGTAAACAGGTACAAAATCACAAAAGTCTGGCGACTTTCTGCTAGTGCGAACGTAATACTCGCACCCTTCCTCTGGTTTGAAATCGCGTAAACGCTTCTTTCCTAGGGATATACCAAGCCCTTGATCTTTCTTGCTTATCCAATACATATCATCTTCCTATATGTTCGATATCCGACTCGGGTATCACTTGGTACGCACCTTTGTTATACGCTGGGGCGATCGTCGCTTTTGTTACTGGGAGATCGTCACGGCGGCTAGTGCAATCCATAGTCGCGAGTCGAGATGGGTAATTAATTTCACGGTAAGCCTCGGGTCGAGGCTCCCGTGGTTTCAGCGGCGTAAATGGCCGCTGTTTGGGTTTAGTGTTACGGAGCATTTTGTATCGCTTAGGCATCTCGAACGTACTCATCTGCATAATCTGACTCGATACGATCCTCGTCGACGATATCGCGGTCGGCGTCGATATACGTCAGAGCCTTAGCTCTTTCTTTAAGATCTCTTTCAAACTCGAACTCCCAATAAAAAGCTATACGGTACGCTTCTGATTCTTTCAGCTCGTGTAGCAACTTCTCTTTCGTCTGGTAGCCGTATTCCTTAGCGTCGACCATATCGATCAACCAATTTACAAAGTACCGAAACCTAAGTCTCTCGGAAGCGTTAAACCCGTCAGGCCGTTGGACAATCTGAACGGTAGGGTCGAGCCATGAATACATATGCGCTAACGCTCGCACCTCTGGAAAAGCGTCATCAGCTGCTTCGGGGAATAAATTACCTCGTAGCGTTATTTCACTCGCTGCGGATACTGCTAAAGCAACTAAGTGGTGCGCGGTATTAGAATTCAAATCGCAATGGTCTACAACGTACTCTCGTAAAACACGCTGAACATCTTCTTGGCTAATCGCCATATCTGTCTCCTTTCTGCTTTCTAAGTTATCCGCGCCGGTTAGGGCGCGGTATATATAAGGTACTTACGACTAACGCGAAAGTAAAGCACTAACGCGATTCCTCGACCACCTTATACGTTTTAAGCTCTGGGTGGGTGTGGTAAGTATCTATCAGAAACTGTAGCAGTGCTCTCAGCTCCGGTGCAAGATACTCGTCGTAGTCTTCCTCATCGGCAAGTCTACGGTTTACTTCGAGGACTATATTCAAAAGCCTGTCGTTTGTTTCTCCCATTAGTCCTCCACGTCCTGTTGCCAATGTATAAACTCCCATTCGAAACGATTCGGGTCTGACCGATCAACGGCAAGCTCTGGGAGTATTTCTTCTTTCAGACGGTCAAGAGCATCGTCTTCGTCGTAGGCTTTGAAATAAAACTTTACTTCGACTTGCCATAACTTCGGCTCGACGTCCTCGCCACCATGGATACGTTCGATCTCGGCAGCGTCACTTAACTCGCGTGCGCGGTCTATATCAATCACGATACGGCCTCCTCTGCATACTCTCGTGCTTGCTGCATTCGAGCGATAATGACTAGGCTGTTGCAACTACTGCAACACTGTCCGTCAGCCAAAGGCTGCGCGTTATGGCCACCGGCCCAACCGTTCGCTTGAACGTCGATCTCGTCGCCACATAGAACACAATCGTTCATACATTTCTCCTTTCTAAATAAGTAAATCTGGTAGTTGGTTCGATTGGTAGATTACAAAAGGTCATCACTACCCTCGGGGGTCTACACTTCATCGAACCTATTTCTCGTAAAACTCTCCAGCAGGAGAGAGGAAAACCCCCTGACGCTACCAGTCGCCTGAGTCGTATGTCCCCCACACAAATCATGTATCGGATGCTTCGAGTTGTAACCTGCTCCACATCGCATCCGTAATTTTCGGTAACTCTTTATAGAGTACCTTGTAATCGCTACAGCCCATCAAACATTTAACTACTGCGTAACCCTCGAGATGTTCGTCGGGGGTTTTCCAGCCACGACAATCGTCGTTGTAGCAGAGCGTGATATCTCGCGGTAACGAGTCATACGCTGCATCAAGCCGATCCGTTTGGTCGTCATAAAAATCTTTAAACGCTGCATCTAAAAACTCCTCCTCGCTACCGAACATTGCTCGATATGATTGGGTATATCTCTTGCGCCAACCGTCATATTCGACGACGACATCTACTGTGCCGTCGTCTACGATTACCGCACTCATGAGTGCGTATATCCGTCTGTTTCGATACCTAGCCACATATTTGGTACAGCGGCCATAATGCAATCGTCGTACATTGCTTTATGTACGTCTTTAACGACCCAGTCGGTAAACGTGATATACGCAAAGTCTGGGTGCTGGCTATCCAGCACGTGTTGTTCGAATACCTTTACAAGTGCTTTGTCTTGCTCAGGCGTTGGTGAAAGCTGTTCTAGCTTTTTAACTGGTGTGATAAATGTCATACGTTCTCCTTTCTAATCGGGGCGCGGGTAGCGCCGTTATTAATAACGTAGCGGCGACTACCCCGAAAGTAAAGCACTAACCTGCGAAAGCTAGGACGCTTAACGATACCGCTACGAGTATAGCGATCCCTGCTATCGAAACTCCAATAACGGCTGGCCAAATTGGTACTTCTAACTTTGACGGGGTTACTGTAATCTCCGATGGTTTTTGCCGGTCGATAATTTTGTCGATATTTTGCAACATCTCTTGTATATCGCTCGGCGGCTCTAGCTTTTCTGCAGCTTTTTCAGCGGCTTCTTTTACAGCCTGTTGCGAATGCTTAGGCGTATCTCTTTTTGGTGACCACTCTCGTGGTGGGGGAAGTTCTGAACTCGGATCTTCGAGGATACGTTCAAGTTTTTCGACACGCTGTGGACTTATAACTTGCTCGCCATTTTCGACCTTCGAAAGAGTGTACATCGTCCGTGATAACAGCGCGGGTTCAGCTTTACCTCTAAAGACTTCATACGCTGCAAAAGTGTAAACAGGGTTCTTAGTTTTTCGACTGCTCTGTCGAATAACGTACCCTTGGGATATTGCTGAGGCGGTCAGTATTTTTTGAAACTGATCTACCGTTGACGGTGGTTTCTCTTGAGCTATTTCAGCCCAAATCCTCCGAGATTCTTTGTACAACTCTAAGCGAGTCGCTGAACCGTTCAAGTTCTCCATCGCGGTATATATAACCATGGAGCGGGAATGCAGCCTTCTTGGTATCGGTGCAATCTTCATTCTACTTTCTCCTGAGAGTTATGGGGGCCGTAGCCCCCGATCAAATTAAAGCTGTACGATAAAACCTTCATCGATCAGGGCTTTTTTGTAGCAAGCGATAATTCGCTTTTTCTGCTTTTCTGGGTTTTTAGTATTCGGCATACTGATATGCCCTTCCTGAACACCTAGATCAGCAACTTGCTGCATCGTAAAATCGTCACGATTAAACTCTGTAGCTTCAATGTCTTGCATTGAAATAATCAAGGCTTGGAACTGCGGGGTTTTGACAGTAGTCTCCCCGAGTTGCTTGCCGGTGTACTTAAAGTGCTGTGCGGCACGACCACGACTCGCGGCTGGTGCTTTCGTCACTTTAATCGCAGATACCTTGGCTACTTTCTTAACGGCAGGTTTCTTTGGCGCAGCTGGGGCTGCTTCTTTTTTGGCTGTTGCCATGTCATTCTCCTTTCTATGATGACGTTATACTTTCTAACTGGTTTTTACCAGCTTGTTTACTACTTTACTACCGACGCTACCGAAAGTAAAGCAGTATTTAGGTTTACCGATCTTGGTTGACATACGCTGATGTAGGCTCACCTGTATCGAACATCTCAGGTTCTTCAACTGGCGAGTAGTATCTGATCAGCCTTTGGCAGCGGTCTGCCATACGCAAACATTCGCTGCGCATAATCGTTAGTTCAGCTTGTAGCTGTAGTAAATCTTCGGGCAAAGTGAGGGTTCTATCTTTCACGAATCAATTCCTTCTTGTCTGGTTTCGTTTTCTTCTAAGTACGCTTTAACGGGGATCAGCCATTCTTCAAGAGCTTTACGATCTTGATCAATAACCGAGTCCCCAAGCCCACAATCTTGTTCCGCCATCTTTATAGCAAGTGCGCAACAGTGTTCTGCTGCGCCTTGTTGTATCAAAGTAAAATCTGAAAGATTTCCATTGATAACTTCTGGATCAGATAGCGTGTTTAGGTAGTACCACAACTGACTAATAAACTCTTGGTCAATAACTACCGCATTGTGCAATCTAACTACTTCGCCCATTTACGCCGCCTTCGCATATTCAAGTGCAAGATTAAACGCTTTGGTCTTAGCCGCTGACGCGTTACCGAACATCGAGTTGTATACACGGTTTTCGCCGGTACGCTGATGGTCTTCAACAAACGTCACAGCGTTTACCGCGCCCCACCATGTACCCTTAGCTGATTTAGCGTCGGCTCCTGGAGAGGTGACTAACGCTTCGAACACCGTCTTAGCGGTATTATTTAGCGCATCGCGTAACGGGCCGTCTTCGAGCTTGTGATCTTCCAACAGCTTCGGTTGGTACAAGTTAGAGATAAACTCTAGAACCTGACCGTCTTTAGCTTTCGTCTTGGATAAGAACTCAGCCGCTTCCTTAAACTCTGCACGCCGCTCGTATACAGCGCCCATAGTTTTAAGAGCTTCCTCTTCTCGGATATCGTCAAACGCGGTACGGTGCGACATACGAAACTCAGCGGTTGCTGTTTGCTTTAACGCTAGTTGCAACGTATTGCTACATACGACTCGCACTTCGGTATCGCGTATAGACATCGCATATCCTGGCTGGTGTGGCTGACGAAATAGTACGAAGCCGTTAATCTCGTCGCCTCCAGGAAGTTCGAAGCTATCGTTTAGCCTAGCAAGTCCGAAGATATCCTTACCGCCTCGTAAGCTACCCGCCGTCTCCATAGAGATATTGGCGTGTTTAGCGAACTTCTGGAAGAAGTCGAAGATGCGTTCGTTTTGGATAGGTTGGTAATCTTGTGAACAAGTACCGAGGATCGTATTGTCGCTATCGCGCATAATACTAAAGCGGTCAGGGTGTTCCATAACCTCGTCAAGAATGATATTACCGTCAGCGTCTTTTTCGTATTCGCTAACGGGCCGCGCCAGCGTATATAAAGGACGCTTGTCTACCGACCAGTCTAGACCGGCGGCGACCATCATCTCATGTGGTGTTAACGTACCGTCAACTTCCACGCCTTCTCCGTGCCAAGGCACTTGGCCTGTCCACGCCATACTTTCTACTGCTGCTACCATGGGTAGTCTCCTTTGTAAGTTCTACTTTCTAAATGTTCGTAACGCTGTCACGGCGCTACTTTTAATACTTTAGCCGCGAGGGTTACGAAAGTAAAGCACTAAGCCGACGCCTTAAAGATAAAAGTAAACAGGGTTTTCCAATCGTACGGAGCCTCCAGAGTAACGGCAGACTCGCTTTTCCAACTAAGCTCTTGTATCTCTTTTAGCTCAGTCGGCTGGAATAATTTAATCTCTCTATTCTTTCTAATCAGTACGAAACAGTTGCCGCCTGCTTTGGCTCGATTGTAAAGCCAAGCGATCTGGAATGGACTCAACTCCGACTTATTGCCTTTGATGGATTTAAGCTCGATCCAGATCTCTTTGCCGTTCTGACAGTAGTTTACGTCCGGCACTCCCTTCCCTGTTCCGCCAGTCTCGATCCGCTGAACGTGAGCTTCGTTAGGGATATGCGGTTTCATTAGAGACCAGAACTGTGATTCTTTAGCCATGTGTTACTAGTATCTGCAATACAAAACTAAGAATAAATATCCCGATGATAATCGAGATACCTACTAGTATTCCCGTGATTATGTCATCGCGCTTGGGCTTCATTAGTGCCTAATCATCCCTTCTTCAGAGATCTTTTCGAGAATACTCTCTCGATCTCCGAAAATTTCTAGCAGTTCAAAAGCGTTAGCTCTAATTTCTTCCATAAGCTGATCTGCCTCTTCGATCGTGTAGTCCAGAAGGTGGATCAGGTTTACCGATCCGACGAATACCATAGCTTTGTATACGTCCATCATATCGACATCGCCGTCTCCGCGCATCTCTTCTAACCACGCGTTAATCGTGTCGAAAATGACTTTTACTTGTTCTTCATCGCATTGGATCTCAAATTCACCGCTCCCAAACATTTTAGCTTCCTTTATTCCGGTGCTCATGATAGTAGTCTCCGTTGCCCTTTTGAATTTTTGTTACGATCTGCCAGATCCGCTGCTTACTTACGTTATAGATCTGTCCGATCTCTTTAAGAGTCATCGTACCGCTATCATACAGTTGAAAAATCTGTTTATAGGTTTCTTCGTTTTTCGCGATATCTTCTTGCGAAAGACTTTGTATTCGCATCATTTAGCTTCACCCCAATTTATTCCGGTTTCGTAATCCACTACTAGTGGAACTTTTAAATCGACGCAGTTGACCATTCGATCGATCACCATGTCTGATTGTTCTTTATTAAAGATCGAATAATCGAGTTCGTCATGTATACCGATATGTGGGACTAATCCTTCTTTCCACAAATCTCTCATAGCGAGTTTCGTCATATCCGCAGCCGATCCTTGGATCAGCTTGTTTAGTGCTTTATATGTAAACGACCGCTTGAGATTATCGCCATGCTTATCTACCGCTTCTTGTCTGGGTAACGGCGCATGTTTTTCACCGTGTAGATATCCGACCGGCTCCCACAAATCGAAATGGCATTTACGACCACCGAGCGTTGTTATATAGCCTCGCTGCTCTGCCATCCGAGTACACATGTTTTGTATGCCTCGAATAAAAGGAACACGACTATGGTACAGGTCGAGTAGTTTCCCAGCTTCGTCTGACTCTAGTCCTAGTTCTTTAATGAGCTTTTCGCGGCCCATCCCATACGTTAGACCAAGGTTGATATTCTTAGCTTGTTTGCGGGGGATACCAGCCATATCCGCTACGATCTGGTGAAAGTCAGCGCCTTCGTTAGAGTATGCGTTTACAGCGTCAGCTGCTCCTTCGAGTCCAAGTAACGACGAATAATGTACGGTAATCCGAGGCTCTTGTTGAGAGTAATCGAATACTCCCCACGTTGCTCCTTCTTCGGGGATAAAGAGCGATCGAATCAGCTTACCGATCTCTGGGTCTCTCGCAGGAACTTGCTGAAGGTTTGGGTTCGAGTAACTAAACCGCCCTGTTACTGTACCGCCGCCGTCATTCTTTAGCGGGTGCGCTTCGGCATGTATCCGACCGTGGTGCGAATATTCTAAGATCGCTCCTTCGATAAACGTAGTCCGAGCTTTATTGATACGTCGAGCTTCGACGATCATCTTCGGAAGGTCGTGGTCGTGAGCTTCTAACCACGGGCCTTGGAAACTAGGTGCACCTTTCTCAGTGTGTGGATACCATAAGTCATTGGCGTCGAACGCTTTTTGTATTGACGCGCTCGCCCAAATATCTACGTTGATACCGAACCGTCTCTTAATTTCTACGAGTAGTTGCTGTTCTTTCTTAGACATTTGCTCCGAGGCTTGTTCTGCTCGGGCCGTGTCGATCCGAACGCCGCGCCATCGCATCTCGATCAGCAGCGGTATAAGGTCGCACTCTAGGTCGAATATCTTCTGTAGCCCCTCGGCCTCTATACGCTTCCCTAGCGTCTTCCACAGGCGTAGCGTTAGGACTGCGTCCTGTTCCGCATACGGCCCCACATACTTCGCTGGGAGCGACCACATGCCGCTCTTTGCGTTTACGCCCCACGCTTTCGCTGCCATCTCGAGTAGCGTTTCGTCTTTTTCCTCAGCTAGTAAATCTTTACCTAAGTTGTTTAGCGAGTATGACCGGCGGTTTTCATCTAACAATGGCGCTGCAAACATCGTATCGCGTAGCCTGCAAGTTAGCTCCACACCTTCACGTTTTAGCCAGCCAACATCATAAAGTGCGTTATGGAAAACCATCGTACCTTTATGATTTTCAAAGGTTCTTTTGAGCCAGCGTAGGACAACTTCTTCCTCTAAGTTGCCACCGTTTTCGTGCCGTATCGGTAAATACCCTGACCATGAATCTGATGCGATAGCGATCCCGACAACGTAGCCGTCACCCGTTGCCCATCCTGGACCACGGTTTATCAAGTTGGGGTCGTAAGTTTCTAAATCGACCGCGAGTGTTTCGTGTGGGTCGAACTTAGGTAGAACTTGCGGAGCTATCCAATCGCTTTCAGGCTGGATCAGTGGTATCTGCATCTATGAGTCCTCCTGATTCTAGCGAACGAATATGTTGCTCAACTAAAAATAAATACCGTCTGAGGTCTCCGATATCGTCGAGTAGTCCATCCTCGCCGTCGAACTTTAGCCCTGCTTCGAACACATCGTAATTACAATGCTCGGCCTGCTGTTCGATCCTGTCGAACTTACGGGCCAACATCATAAACGCTCCCGTACCGCCTCGACGCTTCCACGAATCGCCGTAAGATTTTTCTGATTCGATCAGGCTAACTATGTCTTCCTGAGCGATATTCTTCATGTCTGTCCACTTGCGATCAAGACCCATTCTTATTTCTCCAGTTTCTTTCACGTCGCTTAATCCACTGGAAGCAGGCTTGTTGCCAGTCCAACGCTTTAATTTCTCCGAGATATTTGTAGCAATCTTCATATCGCCGCTCCTTATGGCAGATGTAGGCGTGGATCATCGGGATCATCACCTCTGGGAAGAAAGTGTTTTTATATTTACTTGCTCCGAATATCGTCGGCCAGCTATCGACCGGCTCAGGGTTTCCTGAAACTCGTCTCGGCGGGACACTACTCAGTAGTTCCCCACATTCTTCTAAAAACGTCTCGGGGTGAGAACAGAGCGGATAATGTTTTTCTGGGTATGTATCAGATACCGGAAGGAATGGAGTAATACGGAGGTCTTTTACCTTATCCCACTCTTTGTTGAGGTAGACATGGAAACTGTCACTGACTTGATAGTACGGCCCTATGTAGCAGCCTAATGCCGCAGCAACGTATTCTTGCAACACCGACATATGAACTGCGTTAGCACCGTAAGCCCCCCAGATCATATCGTTCGATCTGTTACAGACAGTCATCTGTAAGGCGCTGTCTCTGATCTTAAAGTAGATGTTCGTATTGCATGGGATATCTTTGCTCGGACTGTTGAGGTCGTGAACTGGATCCCACATCTGTAAAACAACTCGACGAGAGTCAGGATCTTTCGTTAGCATTTCAACTACGTCTTTTAGTTGGTCGTAGTGAAACTGGTGCCTCCACCGATAGCCATAAGAACCGTTTAAGGTTTCGTTATCGTCTGAGAAATTAGCCATCCCTGCATTAAAGTGGGTGAGCTTTTGTAGATCTCGAGAACCGCCTAGCATCCAGATCGCTTCATATAGATGAAAGAATGGATTAGCGTCTCGTTCTTCGCTAAACAGCACCCTCTGCCAAGGTTTGCTATAAACCGTAGTAACCGGAGTGTGGCACTCCATCGTATCTCCGTTACGGCTGGCCTGTGTTCGATAATTTACTGACGACTGGAATAAGTCAATGCCCCGTAGGAGGGCGTCGTTTACATTGACTGCGCTAATCACCTTCATAAAGACTCTCCGTCTGCTGGTTAATAATGTATTCGATCTGAATGCGGCCTAGATCGACACCTGAAATATACGCTGCCCAATGAATTGCGTTGATAGCGTCTTGCCAAGTATTAGGCATCGTCTTATCTTGCATCGCTTTTTGTAGGAACAGTCCGTAATGCTCCATAGCAAAGGCAACTTGATCTTTATCTAGATCTACGATCAACTGTTTGAGTTTCCCCATTTACTTTCTCCATTCTCTATATCCTCTATTAGAGGACGGTTTCTTTCTGAGTAGTTATAGACGCTTCGGGTACGTCCTTGTCCGTGCAATATGCGAGAGTATTTATCAAACTCACATAGTCCTCCTTCAATCTCCCGCATCTCGAAAGGTCTGTGGAATTTACTAAGGTCTAGTTGTTCTCTACACCACTGGTATAGCGCCTGCATTTCTCCATTCCAATCCCAGCTGCGTTTACAAAACTCTAGTGGTCTACCTGTCAGCCTGTTCAATCCTCTCATTGCTCCAGGCCCAGCATTCGCCCAAGAACAAATATCCTCAGCGTTTTCTAGCAGGTAGGTGTGACGTAGATCAGAAACTAGTTCGTAAGATACAAACGGGCCGATATACGGAAACCGCATCAGGTAGTGCCACGCGTCACATAAAGACTTGAAGTGTTTGAAGTCTTTTAAGATGCGCTCTCGCTCTACCCAGAGATGAGTGACGCATTCAGCTACGCCTGTTACCTTATCCATACGGTTAGGAGTTTTGACGATATACGCGCCGGTAATCCACTTCGGCTGTTTTCTCACTTCTTCGATCGCCTTCTCTCGATCCCACTCGGTTAGTAAGTTATGGTCGAGTAGCGTTCTGCCTGTTTCTATCAAGTTGAAGAATCTAAAAATTACCGTCGCCATCAGTACGTCAGGGTCGTTGCGTAGTGGCTCGCGAATATGCTCGCGGAACCATCGTGTAGTCCTATCGTCCTCGCGGAAGACTTGGCAAAACTTAAACTCTTGCAGTATCGGGTCTTGCGTCCAAGGAGGTTCTTGTTGAACCTCTTCTTTTAAATGACGAATACGTTCACGTTCTTCGATCCAGTAAACGTACCGATCTACCTCTGCGGGTATAAAATTTGTCATGCAGGCTTTCTCAATATCCACGCGCAGTTGTTAGAAACTTCTGGGTAAAACGTCGCAGCAACTACTCGCAAGAACTGTTTACCGTAGCGTTCTTCGAGTAACTCGAACTGATCAGGTAGCCAACGCCACTCGCCGTCCTCGCCGTCTTTCTGCATAGCCTTCTTTAGTTTAGGCATTTGGCAAAACGTACCGACAACCGACTGTAGTTCCCAGCCTCGTGATTCTTTCGTAAGCTCGTCTTTTAGTTCTTCGAAACCCCATTCGTAAACGTGGTCTTCGGGTAACTTATCGTTAGAGCCGTCATGGTTAGGCGTTGAAACGTAAATCAGTCCTCCTGGACGCAATACTCGGTTAGCGTCATCAAGCCATGGTGCAATAAACTCGCGGCCCATATGTTCAATAACTTCGGTAGTCCAGAAAAAGTCTATTGATTCATCCGGCAGGTCAAACACGGGGTTTACCGTAAGGTCTTGAATATCAATCTGTCCGTTGAAGTTAGCGAACCATGTTGAGTCTTGAACGAATCCAGTAGGGCTGCTATAGCCAACCTTTTCGTTCAGGACAGCGGGGTCGATATCTACGCCGCGATAAGAGCGGATCACGTCTGACTTCTTTACGGTGTAGGCTTTATACAAATTACGCAGTACCCAAAGTTCTCCGCACCCTGCTTCGAGTACGTCGATAGGTCTGTCGCGATACTTCGCTTCTCCGATACATAGCGACGAACACTTATCGAAGCGCGTCATATGTGTAATTTCGTCAGGTCGCCAGTTGCCTAGCATATTACCGCTGGCAATATCCATGCGGGTATTTTTGCTGTCGTTAGCGTTTTCTTGAAGGGTCTTTCTAATAGAGGCCATTAACTAATCCACCATGTTGGTTTTCTTGAAGGGTCTTTTACCCATTTAGCGAAATAAGATTTCTCGCCTATGAGATAGTTGCGGTACGAAGCGTAAACATCTTCGGATTTATATTCATCAGGCATTGCTAGTGCAAAGCCTTCTGGATTTTTATTTGCTCGTTGTATTCGGTAGTCAGGGAAGGGTAGCCAGAACAGCGACCACAGAAGACTCGACGACTTATGTTCTTTACCGTAGCGGTGCGTATACTCTTGACACAATTCTGAAAAGTGCCGGTATAGCCAGATATAGTTTTCTGGTGATTCACGAACCCAGATACTACATGGGTGGTTTAGGTGCGCTTGTTTGTACAAGTTCTCTCTTTCTGCACGTTCATTATCAAACACGCGCCACGCAGTAGATAACATCTGAGCAGATTCTAGAACCATCTTCACACAGTGTTTGTCACATTGTTCACGCGCACTTTGTACAGGACACGGGTCAGTTACAAAGATATTCATTTATTTCTCCTTTCTAAGTTTTACTACTTTACCTTAGACGCCCCTGAAAGTAAAGCACTAAAGCGGGAAGTATTTTTGAGTTTGCGGCTCAATTAAAAACAAGTTCTCCTTTGCTCGGGTTAGTCCAACATAAAACACTCGCGACTCGTCGTCAGGGTTTGATTGGTACGATTTATAAATCCTGTTCGATATATCGGTTAGCAAGATTACGTTTTCAGCTTCGCCTCCTTTGGCAGCATGGATGGTCGATAGCTTGATCCGTGGTTCTTTAGTTATTTTTTCTCCTCGTCTAAGCATCGCACGAATGTAGCTGCGTTCCGAAACTGAGATTCCGTCGAACAAGTCGTACCAATATTCTTTTTTGAGGTCAGGTACGAACTGCTGCGCCTGATCGAATGAGATATTAGTATCAAAGTCGTTTCTCTCTAGGGAGATAGGTACGCGGATCTTCATATAATTTAAGACTTTGGTAAGATCTACGATTGGTATTTCGCCGCCCTGCCGTAGAGTTTCCCAATCGCGCACCGCTTTGACCTTTTTCTCAGAAACTGAGTTGCGGTTTTTACTTTTATAGAACCAGCCTTCTGACCGGCAATGTTCTTCGATCCCGTTTAGTAAGTAGTTTGTCCTAGCAAGCACTAACCACTCACCACTTTCCATGTCGATCGTTTCGTAAGACGGTTCCCACGAAACGTGCCCAGCTTCTTTACGAGGGTTCCAGCTTTTCTGTACCCGCGATGCCACCTGCCCGATACAGTTTTGTGCAATCTTATGTATCGAAGATGGAACGCGATAAGACTGTTTTAAAATCATCGCGTCTTTTGAATTACGGATTAGGTAATCAACGTCGGCACCCGCCCAACGATAGATCGCCTGATCGTCATCGCCTGCGATATAAATACGATCCGCTGATTCACATAACTTACGAACTACCGCCCACTGTAATGGCGATAGGTCTTGAGCTTCGTCTACGAACATTACATCTAACTTCGGAGCGCGTCCTCGATCTAAAAACAACTGCAACATATCGGTATAGTCGATAAGTAATCTGTCGTCTTTAAACAGTCGCAAGCCGTTCGCAAACCGCTCTAATTCAAACCAGCCAACAACGTCGTCAGAGTCGTGCCACTGGGTTTCTAAATTTACCTGCCTCATCCGAGCTAGGTTTTCTATGAACAATAATCGGTCATCTTTAGAGATGCTCGAGATATGTCCCTCTTCGGAACTAACAGAGCCAGTTAGACGCAAGTTCAACTTCTGGTTTAAATCACCAATATCTCTCGAACTCATGACGCTATCTTTCGACAGCCCTAACTGGAAAAAGCAAAGAGAATGTAAGGTTCTAAAATACGGTAACTGTCCATTCGTTATCGCGAACCTCGACATCGCCCTAGTCTTGCCTTCCTGTACCGCTTGTTTGGTAAAGGTGAAGAACCCAATGTCTTCTGGGCAAGTCCCCCGATCTAATTCTTCTTCTAATAGCCCTAGTAGTGTGCTCGTCTTCCCTGTTCCTGGAGGCCCAAGGATTATTTGTGCATCTGACTTTAACATTATAACGGTGAGTCGTTAAACTCAGGCAGCGAATGTGATTCGCTTTGCGCTTGGAACTCTGGTATATGCCAGACGTTAGCGCCCTTGCCCTTGATGTTAAAGAAATGCGAATCGCCGCCCATATTCTTGAGCTTGGCGGTTAGCTTATTACGAGGATAATCCCTGAAATTCTTACGGTGTAAAAAATCCATCAGGTCAGCTAAACGGAAATATGTCCTGCTTTTATCTGTCCAAGGTTTACCAAGTAGTAGCTCGTCCCGTTCCCTAGCCGGTCTTTCGGTACAAAATGTTTCTAACAACTCGTTAAAGTGACCTTCTGTCGAAGCATCTTTTGGTACTTCGATAATTGTCAGCGTATCGAGAAGCTGCTGGATAATGGTTCTCCATACGTTATCCCGTACTTTCGGCGGAATAATGTTGAGGCTATCCATACACTTTCGTTGGAACCGAGTCTGGTTAAGTAACTCCTCCGTCTCTAGCTCTAGCCTGCCGCCTTCGACATCTAAGAACCAGATTGGCGGATCACTGTTCTGTTTAGTCAAGTTACTGAATAAAGGTGTACCACCTGACGCACCGATACCGAACTTGCGGGTACGGCATAGTGGGCTATTGCAATGACCGGCTATTGGCTGGTCGTTACATTTATAGAAGTAATCCTTTTTCTGAACTTGTTTTGCTACCGATAACACTTCTTGCGCACTCAGCGGTGGGCTAAAGTGTTTGTGGTTTATCTGCTCTAACCGACCTTCCCAATCGTCTGGAAACTTTTTACGCAGGAATACACCTACGTTAAACAACCCAGAGTTACGCATACCTTTCGGGAACCCTTGAGCGATCAAGTGTTCTAGACACGGAGGAGAGTGGTCGAGCCATTCCATATCTTCTAAGATAGGCGTGACTTCGAGCTTATCCAGTTCTTCTTCAGTAAGGACGATACTTTCACAGTAATCCAAAAACTCGGCTGGCGTAAGGACGTTGCCAGTGGCCCCGAACCCGTAGCTAGTAGAGTCTTCGCCGCCAAAATACGGCATCTGTAACGGACTTCCTCTATCCCCTCGTTCTAACAATAGCTTAGTCTGTTTAGGAAAAACCTCAGACTGACCAAAACCTATTGCTGCAGATATCTGTCTCAGTTTACGTTGCATCGTAGAGCAAGGAACTGGGTCAAATACAAACATAAAGATATGTGCGCCACCGCTTTTAGATCGCGTAACGACCATAGGTAGCTTGAACTTCTTGATCTTTTTAGCTAACGCTTTGAGATCTAGCGGGTAATCATCTATGTCGATAGACCCCCAAGAACACATATTATTCTCATCAATCGGTACGATACCGAGGCTTCTTTCCCCTCTTATATGCTCTGCCCAGATAGCGAATAACTCTTTCTGGTTGAGCGTTTGTGAAATCGTTACATATTTCCCTTTCGCTTTGCCATCTTCCCGCGTTTCTTTCGTCGGGGTAAAGACACTATACCCGTGTCTCAACCCCACGAAACGGGTGGCAAACTGCTCGTGTATTGACATTGCTCACCCTTATAAACCTAAAACGGGACATCGTCTCCGTCGACTACTTCTGCCTCAGCGGAAGCTGTTGCTCCTTCCTGCTCTTGCTTTACTTCTACCGCGCCAGAACGTGCGGCTTTCATAAACTCAAGTGCAGCCATCGCCAGCGGCATCGGGGTGGGCCTGCTCTTTTCAACAGATAGTCCCATCCAGCTGTACTGGTCGTTCGATTGAGCAATCGTCGTTAGGTTGTACATATAAGAGAACATCGGGGCTGCTACTGTTTCACCTTTCGCGTTATTTACACGTGCGTTGTTCAGCATCGTATTCCAACGTCGAGAGAAACCTAACTGCGAAGATGTAAGGCTTAACAAAACCTGCTCTGGCGCGTTTTCGTCCTGCGCTAAGATGCAGTAATACTCAGCAGTTTCTGCGATTTGATTACCGTTTGTCCAGATAAACCGACCGTTATCGTCTTTCTTACACTCTTTGAGGATCGAAGCGGCGTGGTCATCAGCTACAAACCCCCCACCGTTTTCCCGTGTGACCCACTCAATATACTTTTTCTTGTATGCACAAGGGATGATCATTACGCCTTCAGTACCATCGTATACCGATTCGGTAACGGTATTGAAAAAATTTCCTTCCTCAGCACCTTGGATATACTTGCCGTCGCTCTTTTTAAGCTGTGGCGACATTGATTGTAGAATCCGCAAAAACGGAATCGCATAGTCATCTGCACTCGCTTCTTCGAGTCCAGTACCTGCCGATAACAGATCGTCATCGAAAGGAATTAAATCTGAGGACGAAACCTCAGCTACTTTCTTATCAGCCATTTGAGTTACCTCTATTTTAGTTTGGCGCGGGATCCGACGAATATCCCGAATAGGTCTGCAGGAAGGTCTTTCCCGCTCGTCATTTGTTCTTTCACAAAAGCGTTAAGCGTCTGTGGATGAACACTCTCTTTAACAGCTGGGTCTAACCCCTTCTGTTGAAGACTTGCTACGGCGTCTGCAGCTTTATCCCCTTCGTCCTTACCGAACTTCAGGTTAACTTCGTGCTTAATTATGCCGCCATGGTTGTTTTGTAGGAGCCAAGCGTGCGCTTTTTCGCGGTTCTTTTCGGAGATATACCCTTTATAGAACTCGTTAATCGTGACTTTGGCACCGTTCGTTAGTTTGATCTCTTTCAGATTCGCTGCTTGCATCGCCTCGGGTAACTCCTGTTCTTCTACAACGCGGAGGACTTCTTTGGCTTGCTTTAGGTCATCTTCTAAAGACGCTATCGTTTTTTGCAGTTCCTGCATTTTTGTTGCAGTAGCACTGATCTTTGCGAACTCGCTATCGAGTGTCGATTCGTTCCATTCTTCTTGCGAAGAAGCACCTGTTAACTCCTCGAAGGATAGCGGTGTATCTTTTTCATCAGACATGTAATTCTCCTAATTCTTGTGACCCGCCCCTAATATCGAACGATACGGGGTAGTAAGTCATTTCTTGGCGATCCCATTTCAATACCGTAAACCGGCCATTTATTGCCGCAGCTACTGCGCAACATAGACCGATAGCGGCAGGGTCGCCAACTAGAAGTAGGTAATCGTCGTCATTGAAATCAATGAGCTTTCGTTTGAGGCGTGCTACCTCTGGCCCTGTTGTAAGCATCAGGTTCGTTTTCGCTGGGAGTAGCGAAACGAGTTCCCCGTACTTAGCTGCAGGGACGAAGTTCCTTCCAGGAACATCTTGGACAATATAAACTGTCATTTCTAATTTCTCCTTTATAGGGCTATACCTTACCTTAGCGGCTTTTCGTAAGTAAACCCCTATTTCCTGTATTCCCCGTATTACCTATATCTAAAATAAAATTTTTTATAAAAAAATTAACAGAAACGTCTAATAGAGTAATAGAAGTAATAGATAAGAGTCTAAACTACTGTTCTACATAGGAAACTGTGAGAGAGTAAAACTAATAGAATATATTATATCTATTACAGGCTTCCTACGAATTCAGAAATTCATTTCTTTATTATTCTATTTCTATATACTTACTTATAGAACTTAGAAAGGAACAGCTTTGAAGTACGAATTCAAAACGCAACCGTTTGCGCATCAAAAGACGGCGTTAACCCGTTCATGGAACAAGCCAGAGTACGGCTTCTTTATGGAAATGGGAACAGGTAAATCGAAAGTCCTTATAGATACGATTGGTATTCTGTACGGTAAAGGCGCGATCAATGCTGCCGTTATCGTTGCGCCAAAAGGCGTATACAAAAACTGGTCTACGAAAGAGATACCTGACCATATGCCGGAGTATA